GGAATCCCTAAAGTCAAAGGTAATCTTAATAAATGGGAACAAATCATACTAAAAGCGGCTAAAAAGGCATTAATCAAAGGTGCGTTGGTAGATGTTGAAACAGGAGCAAAAAAGAAAATAACGCAAGATGGTCACATTGACACAGGAAGATTAAGAGCGAGTGTTCACACAAGTTATAAAGGAAAAGAAACATACAGTTATAGTGATAATGAAGGTAAAAGCTTCACGTCAAGGCTTGATGTAAGATATAAAGAATATAATGTTTTTGTTGGCACCGATGTGCATTATTCCGAAAAAATAGAGGCTTTAGACAGTTATTTATTTTACGCATACAAAAATGGGAAAAACAATTTACCCAAGAGAATACAACAAGAAGTAAGCGCAATTATTAAAAGGGGGTGATTATATGTCGGCACAGTGGGAATCTCAAAAGGCGTTATATGACCAATTAAGTGCAGATTCAACATTTATGGGGTTGATTGGGTCAAGGCTATATGATGAACCGCCGACAAATAGCGAATACCCATATGTAGTGATAGGTGATGCGATAGAGATTCCAGACAATACACTATCTTATAACGGATATGATACAAGCGTGTCATTTACGATTAAAACTAAGCCTGCTGGACTTGGCTCATATACCGCTAAGCAAATTTTAGAGGAAATGAACAGGATTTTGAACATGAAGAAATTTACTATGGATACTCTAACAATGATTATATGCAGATTTGAGAACGCAATAACAGACAGGGATGGAGATATTCGCAGTATGTCGGTTAGGTATCAAGTATTAAGCGATACAGACACATTAATTACATTCTAAAAGGAGGATTTTAAAATGGCTAACACAGATAAGGTTTTTGGGCAAGGTACGCAGTTTGCTTTAGGAAGTACAACGGTGGCAGAGTTGACTAACATATCATTCCCTGGATTTTCTTCAGATGATATTGATGTTACAACTCACAACAGCGCCGACTATGCAAGACAATTCATCAAGGGACTAACAGACGCAGGAGAAATAACGCTAGAAGGATATTTTAATTACACGGATTATGTAACAATGTACGCAGGACAATGGACTCTATCGTTGTACAGCGCGACAATAGCCGTTCCAACTAAACCTAGTGCTACAAAGTGGCTTGCTAATGTATATGTGAAAGGATTAGAGGGTAGTTCACCGTTTGATGACAAGATTGAATTTTCTGCAACGTGTAAAATAACCGGTAAACCTAGCTTAACACAAGTATAAGGGGGATATGAACAATGCTATTGAAAATACAGGACAAAGAATATTTGCTGAGATATGACATAAATGCTTTGATATTGCTTGAGGAGATTACAGGACAGTCAATAACAAACGCATTGAAGGAAGATATGGGAATTAAAATGTTAAGAAATTTATTATACGTTGGATTGAAAAGAAATCACAAAGAAATAACGCTTGAAAGCGTTGGAGACTTAATAGAAGAATATTTAGACGCAGATGGAGATATGGAAAAGTTAAGCGAATTAATAACGGTTGCTTTTTCAAAATCCAGTTTGACATCTAAAAAAAAATAGAGGGGAGTTGTGATGACTCCCATTTTTTTATATCTGATTTATTAAAGAATGCATATTATACAGGCTTAAAGCATGGCGAAGTATTAGAAATGACATTAAAAGAATTGAATATGTATATAGATTCATTTATAGAACGCAGAAAAGATGACGAAAGAGCGGGAAATATTCGTGTTGCTAGAATATGTTGCGTTATAGCAAATGCAAATAGTAAAAAGAAATTTAAGGAAAAAGATTTTATGCCACAAGAAAAAAGAGAAGCATTAACACCTGAACAGTTTGTGAACGCACTAAAAGTAATAACGATGTGTAACGGGGGTGAAATAATTGGCTAGTTTGGGAGATTTATTTGTTGAATTGGGAATTGATTCTTCTAAGTTTGAATCTGGAATAAATAAAATAAAGTCATCAATTAGCGGTGTGTCTAGTAAATTAGGTTCAATTGGTGATTCTGCAAAGGGATTTGGTGCAAGTTTAACTGCTGGATTAACTCTTCCAATTGGTGGTGCTGGAGTTGCCGCTATAAAATTAGCATCTGATTACGAAGAATCATTAAACAAAGTTGATGTTGCATTTAAGGATAGTTCAAAAGAGATAAAAGACTGGAGCAACAATACATTAAAATCATACGGTATAGCACAAGGAACAGCATTGGATTTGGCGGCGTTATTTGGTGATATGGCTACTGGAATGGGAATGAATACGAAAGAATCGGCAAAGATGGCTAAAAGCTTGGTAGGATTAGCAGGAGATTTATCATCATTCAAAAATATAAAAATAGATGTGGCAGAAACGGCATTAAAGTCAATATTCACTGGCGAGACTGAGAGCCTAAAGGAACTCGGAATAGTAATGACTGAGGCAAATTTAAAAGCCTTTGCGTTAAGTAAAGGAATGTCCGACAATATAAGCAAAATGTCGGAGTCGGAAAAAGTACAATTAAGATATGCTTTTGTAATGGAAAAAACTAAGAATGCTCAAGGTGACTTCGCCAGAACTCAAGGCGGTGCCGCCAATCAAATGAGAATATTTCAAGAGTCAATGAAACAATTAGGGCAACAGCTTGGAAGTACTATTTTGCCATATGTAACAAAAACCGTAACGTGGGTAAATAGTTTAGTAACGGCATTTGGGAGCCTATCTCCTTCAGTAAAAAAAATAATAGTAATAGGTGCTGGACTTGTTGCGGTAATTGGTCCTCTTATTGTTATGTTTGGAACAATAGCATCGTCAATTAGTGCATTGTTGCCAATATTAGGAGCCGTTTCACTCCCATTAGTATCAATAGTTGCGGGTATTGCGCTTGTAATTGGCGCGCTGGTTGCATTATGGACTTATAACGAGGACTTTAGAAAAAAAGTAATGTCGGTTTGGGAAGGTATCAAGTCCTTTTTCTCCGTAACTTTTGAATGGATAAAATCATTAGTTATGCAAGTTTGGGAATCATTAAAAGCATTTTGGACTAAGAACGGCGAAGAAATAACTCAAAACTTTAAAGCGGTATGGGATAGCATTAGCAATATATTAATGGCGGCGTTTGATGGTTTAAAGCTAATATTTACAGTTGCAATTGCTTTAATAAAAGGTTGGTGGGCGTTGTTTGGAGACTCACTATTGACCGATTTAAAAGCAACATTTAATTTTATAACACAAGTTTTATCTGGTGCATTTAACATTATAGCAGGAATATTCAATATTTTTATCGGTTTATTTACTGGAAACTGGCGTAAAATGTGGGACGGCGTAAAACAGATTGCACAGGGAGCCGTACAAGTGATAAAGGGAATCATAGACTTGATTATTGGTAAAATTGAATCAGTTATATCTGTATTTAAAAAGGCATTAAGCTTATTTAGTTCGGCAGATACAACAGGGAAAAAGGCTACCGAAAAAGTACAAAAAAAGGCGGTACCAACAGCAACACCAAAGGCAATAGCACAATTAAAAGTTAAAAAGTTGGCTGATGGCGGAGTAGTAACAAGACCAACATTCGCAATGGTAGGCGAAGGTGGAGAAAGCGAAGCCGTTATTCCTCTATCGAAATTGAAAAACATGGGCTTTGGTGGAGGTAATGGTATAACGGTCAATATCACTGGCAACTATATCAAAGACACAATGGATGTCGATATAATAGCCGAACAAATGGCTAAAAAATTAATGTTTGCGGGGGTGCGATAATGATTAGTGCAAATGGACTTGGAATACACTTTATAAATGATTTATCAAACAATACACACTATATATATGACGTAGAACTTGAAAACATGAGTAATAGCGGTGTTGATTATGACATGAAGAATTTATATTGTAGAAATGGGTTTAATGTTTTAGATTTAAACGAGTTTAATATACCAGAAGGCAAAACATTGCTTAACGAGGGGCATATTGTCGTTGGTGTGGATAGGGTAGAAGGTATTGTGGCGTTTGAAAAGGAAGTAGGAATCACAAACGAAACACCAATTTTTGAGTATGATGTGTGGCGTGTTGATACTTATATAGGGGGTGTGTAGGTATGGCGAGAATATGGCAGGAAGGGTTTGAGGATGGGTT